AGACACGGTCGGTCATTTTATAGCTATAAATTTTCTTAATATAATTACTTAAATCTTTAACTAGTAATTGTGGAATTGTTATTTCCCTATTACTTTTTGGTGTTTTAGGAGAAGTGAAGATAACCTTTCCACCTTTAAAATTGACGGTTTTGTTTATTCTAATGATTCCATTATCTAGATCGATATCATTGTATGTCAAAGCTAATAATTCTCCAATTCTAATACCGGTATAGTAAAGAGTTTGAAACATTGTATACTTTGTAATATCATCAACTAAAGCAATGAATTTAAAATATTCTTCTTTGGTCCAGAATGTTATTTTACTTCGCTTTCGTTTTCCCATAGTTCCAGCTAAATGACATGGATTTTCTTTTAAATTATAGAATTTCACAGCAAAGTTTAAAGTAGCAACAAGTAGGTTGTTCATACGTTTAAGGTATGCATCCGAATATCCTTGGGAAATCTGTTTATTTTGCCATACCCTTATATCAGCAGGAGTTATTAAATTAATTGGTTTATTGCCCAGATATGGAAGTATTCTATTGTTTAATAAATGTTTATGACCATCATAAGTTACTTCTTTTAATCTTGTTTTTATATCCATAAGATATAATTGAGCGAGAGAGTTTAAGGTCATATCAGGTTCTCCTTGCATTTGCAGTAAAAACTCACGTTCCCAATTTATAGCATCTTTTTTTAGTTTAAATCCACGCTTTCTTTTTTGCTTTTTTTGTCCTGTATAATCTGTGTAATATAAGTTTACATAATAAGTATTTCTAGTTTCATCTTTAAAAACAGCCATATTGTATCTCCTTTCTCCCCTAAAAAGGGTATAAAAATAACATCCAGCCTATGAACAGTAGTTCGGATTGACCAGATGCTCCTAAAAGTGATACAATATAACTTGTTCAGGGTGATATTGCATCACATTGGAGCTGGTCGTTAGTGGCTGGCTCTTTTTTATTTTAAATAATTATTTATTATGTGCAATTACATCAAGCATTGATAATACCTGTTGAGCTTCAGTTGTAGCTTGGAAATAATCTTTTGTTCCAACTTTGACAGCTTTAGTTACAATAGGAATGCAAATGCAAGGTGTCTTGAAATCATTTAAGGTTACTCTAATAATAAGAGATTCGATTTTTTTCTTCTGTTTTCTTTTTCCGGTAATGCCACCGGCAACTGCACCAGCACCCCCAAAGGCTAAACCACCTATTAATGCTTGGCCTACACCGCCACTTACTACAACAGAATCATCAGCTAAAAGCTCATAGCTTACCAGGTCATCAAAATTATACCAATTGTTAGCACCTGCTGAATTTACGCTACTGCTTATAATGCTTGACATACCAAATGTAGATACAGCTAAAGCACCTTTTAAAGCTTTTCCAACACCGCCACTTTTATGTTTAGGTATATATCCTTTAATTTGAAAAGTTCTATGTTGTTCGTCCACCTTAATTACATTAACTTTTGATGTGGCATGGTTTCTGTCATTCCAAGATGCTAAAGCTTTACCTGCGAAATCCTTTACTGTGTCGCTGATATTAGTTGTAGATTCTTCTGTTTCATCTTCTACAATAGAATCCTGCTCTACAAATCCATCAGAATCAGAAGCAACATTATTTGAATCTACTGAATATTCTGTAGGACAACCACATTCAGGACAAGCAGAGGCTCTGTCTGAAAATTCCTTTCCACATTCTACACATTTAATCATTGCCATACTTTTTCCCTCCTTAAAATTAATTGTATTGCATTATTACATTTACTGAATTAAATCCAAATTCAATAACATAATTCTTGTACCTTATGTAGCATCCATATTTATGCATATAAGCATTTATTGTGTCTGCAAGAAACTGCTCTGTAACACCAAGAAAAGTTGCTGTTTCGTATAAGTTAGTACAATGGTGTTCGAAAGCATTAATAAAACCTTGTAAATCTATCAATTTATTGTAACTCCAAATTCTTGCCTTATATTCTTGTTTTCTGTTTGAAATATTACTCATATCTAATATATCACCAGTGGAAGTGATGTGATGTGCTATTTCTTCAGCTAATACACACGCTTTTTGTGTGTTTGTAGGAATTGTGCTTCTAATTGCTACACGATTCCCCTTAATCCTTCCGTCGTGATATTCCAAAGGCTTTTCTTTCACGATTAGTCCTAGGTTATCACTTTCGATTAATAATTCTTCATATGTCATCCTTTAACCCTCTTTCGTTTTTGGACTAGAAGTTTTCGTCGTCCATAATGTCGTTTTCTGATGTATCAATTCCTTCTGGAATATCAATATCTGTTCTTTGATGTGCTGCATTAAGCAAATTATTATGTTTTAATGAAGCAAAAGCAGTATTTGATGTACCGTTTTTACCAAGCATATGTTCATATTCCTTATTGAGGATGGTTAAAATAAGTTCTTTACTGTGTTCGTCAAGTGTACGGTATTTTTTTATGATTTCAGTTTCTAATGGTGAGAAATCATCAGTGTTTGAATTAAGTAAATAATTTGGGGTTATATCAAGAACACCACATAAAAGTTCGATAGTGTCAGGATCTGGTTTATTTTTATCATTTTCCCAATCACTTATGGAGTTATGTTTCGCTCCAATCAGGTTAGCTAAATCCTTTTGAGTATAGCTTTTAGCTTTTCTAGATTCTCTTAATCTTTTTCCAAAAGTCATATTATACACCTCCTATCTGTTAATCGAAAGTATAACACTCTATTTCGATTATGTAAATAAAAAATTCGAAAATATCGAAAAAATATATTGACAGTTCGAAAATATCGGTGTATTATACAGTTAGTTTCGAAAATATCGAAATAAGAAAGGAGGATATTGTAATTGGAAGTAGGAATAAAAATAAAAAGTTACTTAGAAGAAAAAGGAATTACACAAGCATTTGTTAGTAGGCAAACAGGTATAGAACTTCCAAAACTAAATTTAGCACTTAATGGAAAAAGAAGAATTACATTTGAAGAATATTCAATAATTTGTGGTGTATTGAATGTAAATACAGATTTTTTTCTTAAGCCACGTTTACCAAAACAAACAAAAAACTGTTAGGAGCTCCATTCCTAACAGTTAAATGCTAAATTTTTTAACCCTATGTACTTTGCAGGTTTTCACCACATCTAATGGAGCTAAATGCTTCTATCAAGGACTCCGTCACTTATGCAGTTTTAGTTCTGCGCAAAAATATAATAGCCCATTAGTTGACGGATTAAGAGGAGCATTAAGTACGGTGAAGCATTTTACGAGTGCCGTCTCTGTGTATTATACTCTAGCACCTGAGTAGTAACGCCGTACTAATTACTACATTTTACGCCAGTTTTAAATGCTTTGGCTAACCATTATTGCAACCTCAAATTAAGAGAACAGGGCAAAAACAAAAGTTTGGTCAAAAGATCAACTCCTTTCTTGCCCAAGTCAGGGTAAGAAAATTTTAACATTTTCTAAATAAAAATTCAAGTTTTCAAAATGAATGAAGAAAAAAGTGTTTCAAAAAGACACAAGAAAGGAAGAATTAATGAGGTATTCACTAAAAGAACTACGTGCTAGAAAAGGATTGAATCAGTCAGAAACTGCTAAAAAGCTGGGAGTTTCAACACAAACTTATAATGCTTGGGAAGCAGACTTTGGTATGGTTAAGATACGAAATGCTGTAAAATTAGCAAATTTATTTGGGGTAAAGGTTGATGAAATTTTTTTCAATATCGAACGTGAAAATAATTCAAGCAATGAGAAATAGGAGGTGATAGATATGCCTGAGAAGCAATTTATGGGAGCAAAGGATATTGCTCAAACAATGGAGTGTAGTCTTTCATTTGCATACAAAATAATTAAGCAGATGAATGCAGAATTGAAAGAGAAAGGCTACATTACAATGTCAGGCAAGGTTCCAACTAAATATTTTAATGAAAGATTTTATTCATAGAAGGGAGTGATTAAATTGATTGGAGCAATTAACAGCTACCGGGATTTGCGTGACATTTGTAGAAAACATTCAGGTAGTTGCAGGGACTGTCCTTAAGGAAAAGAAAAGGACATTATGGACACACATTGTCCAAGATTGACTGAAACAAGAAGTTGGTCGAATGAAAAAATAACCGATATGGTTGGAAAGGTTAGAGGATAAGGATGATTATTGTAGACAAAAACAAGGTAACAATGGCAGGTCCTGATGAATTAATTGAATGTGAGGCAATGATATTTGTGGAGGCTGTAAAGAGGCATTTTATTAAAAAGCATGGTGAAAACATAGGAAAGGAAATGTTTGAGATGTTGCTGGAATGTTTTGTGATGTCGGATGAAGAAGCTGAAAAGCGTGCAAGAGAAAACAAAAATAAACTGTCAAGAAAAGAAAATGAAATGTTGAATAAATTCATACATTTAATGTTCAGTTAGGAGAGCTTATGGAAACAAACAAAAGACTTGAAGTAAGAGAAGTAAAAGAAACCAAAAAAGAAGAGCCTGAATATACACCACTACATTCAAGCTCTCACAAAAACAATACACCTAAAGATTACCACGTTTTACAGGAAAAGTACAGAGTTGCAAACAGATACAAGAATCTGATGATAGGTATCGTTGTGGCAATTGTAATGTGGTACAACGACTGGATTTGTGTCGAAAGTATTCCACTAAGACTTCTATATGCAGGTGGAATAGTGTTAGTAATGAGTTTTTTGTGTGGAGCAGTTGATGAAATATTAATGGAGGAATAATAGATGGATAGTATAAAAATAAACAGTTTGGAATTGGAAAATGTAAAGAGAATTAAGGCAGTTAAATTAGAGCCAACGGAAAACGGTTTAACTGTAATAGGTGGAAACAATGGCCAGGGTAAAACATCAGTGCTCGACAGTATAGCATGGGCTTTAGGTGGAAACAAATTTAAACCATCAAGTCCTGAAAGAGATGGTTCGGTCATTCCACCAATTTTACATATTGAATTAAGTAATGGTTTGGTGGTTGAAAGAAAAGGAAAGAACAGTGACTTAAAGGTAACGGATCCGAATGGAAACAAAGCAGGTCAGTTGTTGTTAGACACATTTATTGAAGAATTAGCATTAAACTTACCAAAGTTTATGAATGCCAACGATAAAGAAAAAGCAGATACATTATTAAAAATTATTGGTGTTGGAGACACTCTTTATGCATTGGATGAAGAAATCAAGACATTAGTAAACGAAAGGCTCTTGATTGGGAGAGTTGCTGATCAGAAAAAGAAATACGCTGATGAACAGCCATATTATGATAATGTCCCAAGTGAATTAATTTCACCTCAGGAGCTTATCAGACAGCAGCAGGAAATACTTGCCAGAAATGGAGAAAATCAGAAAAAACGTGAAAAGGTAAGTCTATATGAAGCACAGGTAAGCTTAAAGGAGGCATCTGTTAAGCAGCTTGAAGGACAGATTACTGAACTTAGTATTAAACTTGAAGAAGTGAGAAAAGAAAAAGCAGAGCTGGAGCAGAACCTTGCAATAGCTAAAACTGATGCATTAACACTTCAGGATGAATCAACAGCAGAACTGGAAAACAATATTGCAAACATTGAAGAGTTAAATCGTAAAATAAGAGCAAATATGGATAAGGAAAAAGCTGAAGAGGATGCAAAAGTCGAAAAGACCAAGTATGATGCATTAACCACACAGATTGAAGACAAGAGAAAGGAAAGAATTAATCTGTTAAATAATGCGAGTCTTCCACTTCCTGAATTATCAATTGAAGATAATGCATTGACCTATAAAGGACAGAAATGGGATAACATGTCAGGTAGTGAACAGTTGAAAGTAGCTACTGCCATAGTAAGAAAATTAAATCCTAATTGTGGTTTTGTTTTAATAGACAAGCTTGAACAAATGGATGTAAACACTTTAAAAGAATTTGGACAGTGGATTGAAAAAGAAGGCTTGCAGGCAATTGCAACAAGAGTTGGCGCAGGAGACGAATGTTCAATCATTATAGAGGATGGATATTCAAACAATATTGACAAGAAAGAAGAATCCGTACCGAAATTTCAGGAAGGAGTATTTTAATGGAAATTATCAGAGGAAAGATTAAAAGTGCAAAAAAAGTAGTAATTTACGGACCTGAAGGAATTGGTAAATCCACATTTGCCGCACAGTTTCCGGAGCCACTATTCATAGATACAGAAGGCAGTACGGCAGAATTAAATGTTGCAAGAACAAAAAGACCCTCAAGCTGGACCATGATTATTGAACAGATAAAGGAAGTAATGAATACACCCGGTTTATGCAAAACATTAGTCATTGACACTATTGACTGGGCAGAAAATCTTTGTGTTGAGCATGTGTGCCAGACAAGAGGCAAAAAGGGAATTGAAGATTTTGGTTATGGTAATGGATATGTGTATAGCAAAGAAGAATTTGGAAGATTTCTTAATCTTTTATCTGATGTTAAGGATAAAGGAATCAATGTTGTATTAACAGCTCATGCGCAGTTAAGAAAATTTGAACAGCCGGATGAACTTGGAGCATATGACAGATGGGAGTTGAAGCTGGGGAAGAAAACGGCATCTCAGACGGCACCATTGATTAAAGAATGGTCGGACATGTTATTGTTTGCCAACTATAAGACAATTGTGGTTGCCACAGACGACCAGGGAAAGAAGCATAAAGCGCAGGGTGGAAAAAGAGTGATGTATACAACCCATCATCCTTGTTGGGATGCAAAAAACAGATATGATTTACCTGAGGAGACAACATTCGATTATTCTGTTATTGCGCCAATTATTGAATCTTCTTCATCTGTAAAGGAAGAAAATACTGTATCAACACAGAATGTTAATATCAATAATTTAAATGTTAATAACACAAATGTGTCAAAGGCAAATGATAATAAAGTAAGCGAACCTAAGAAATCGACATCAGTACCCGCAAATGAAAATAAAACAGCTGACTTAGGCTCAGATGCCATGAGAAAGTTGAATGATTTGATGGTGGCTTACAACGTTAATGAAAAGGAAATTCAGGAAGCGGTGGCAAGCAGGGGATATTACCCGATTGATACACCAATACAGAATTATGATGAAGGTTTTGTTAATGGCTGCCTGGTTGCAGCATGGAATCAGATATATGCAGTTATTAAAAAAACAAAGGAGTCCAGAGGAGAATTTGTTAGTGCAGAACAAAGTGAATTACCATTTAATTTTTAATAAAAGGAGGAAAGAGAAATGTCAGAAGTAATTGAAAGAGAATTAGGATGGGATGATGAAATAGAAAAGGATGGTCCGGAGTTTGTTTTGCTTCCCGAAGGTGATTATTCTTTTGAAGTAGTAGGATTTGAAAGAGCAAGACATAATGGAAGTGAAAAATTGCCAGCGTGTAACAAGGCTGTTTTAACAATCAGGTTGACATCTGATGATGGAGAAAAATCAACAACAATTAAACATAACTTATTTTTACATAGTAAGACAGAAGGAATGTTATGTGCCTTTTTTACTGCCATAGGACAGAGAAAAAAGGGAGAAAAAATAAACATGAACTGGAATCTCGTAATTGGCTCTAAAGGTCGTTGCAAGGTAGGTATTCACAGTTGGAAAAATGATAAAGGTGAAATCAATCAGTCAAATCAGATAAAACAGTTTTATGAGCCAACACCTGAAACAGCAAGTGGATGGAAGCCGGGACAGTTCTAATGGAATTAAGACCGTATCAGAAAGAATCTATGGAGTCTGTTTTTGAACAGTGGGAAGAAGTTGATAAAACATTATTGGTTCTTCCCACCGGATGTGGCAAAACAATAGTGTTTGCAAAAATTACTGAACAATGTGTAAAGGGTGGAAAAAGGGTTCTTATTTTGGCTCATCGAGGGGAGCTATTAGAACAGGCGGCAGATAAAATAGCAAAAACAACAGGACTTGGATGTGCAACGGAAAAAGCAGAGCAGTCAAGTTTGAACACATGGTACAGAATTGTAGTTGGCTCAGTGCAGACATTAATGAGAGAAAAGAGACTTAATCAGTTTGATAGAAACTATTTTGATGTGATTATCATTGATGAAGCACATCACTGTATATCAGACAGCTATCAAAAAGTATTGCAACATTTTAGTAATGCAAAAGTTTTAGGAGTAACAGCAACTCCTGACAGAGGAGACATGAAGAACCTTGGTTCTTACTTTGAATCACTGGCATATGAATATTCATTGCCAAAGGCTATTAAGGAAGGTTATTTATGTCCAATTAAAGCACAGACTATACCACTTAAACTTGATTTGTCAGGTGTAAGTCAGCAGGCAGGAGATTTTAAGACGAGTGACATTGACACGGCATTAGACCCATACTTATATCAAATTGGTGATGAAATGAAAAAATACTGTATAAACAGAAAAACTGTAGTGTTTTTACCTTTGGTTAAAACAAGTCAGAAGTTCACACATATTTTAAATGAATTGGGATTTAGTGCAGTTGAAGTAAACGGTGGAAGTGATAACAGAACAGAGGTTTTACAGGACTTTGATAACGGAAAATACAACGTGTTGTGCAATTCAATGCTATTAACAGAAGGTTGGGATTGTCCAAGTGTAGACTGTGTGGTTGTATTAAGACCAACAAAAGTAAGGGCATTGTACTCACAGATGGTTGGACGAGGTACAAGACTTTGTGAAGGAAAGACGGAATTATTGCTTCTGGATTTCCTTTGGCATTCTGAAAGACATGAGTTATGCCATCCTGCACACTTAATCAGTGAAAGTGAAGAAGTAGCAAACCAGATTACAAAAAACATTGCTGAAGCAGGTTGTCCGGTGGATTTGGAAGAGGCAGAAGTTAAGGCACAGGAAGACGTTGTGGCACAGAGAGAGGAAAGCCTTGCTAAACAGCTGAAAGAAATGCGAAACAGAAAAAGAAAGCTGGTGGATCCACTGCAATTTGAAATGTCAATACAGGCAGAGGACTTAACCAATTATGTTCCGGCTTTTGGCTGGGAAATGGGACCCGCTACAGACAAGCAGGTAAAAACATTGGAAAAATTGGGAATATATCCTGATTCAATAGATAACGCAGGAAAAGCAGCAAAAATTTTAGACAAACTGGATAAGAGACGAATGGCAGGATTAACTACTCCTAAGCAGATTAGATTTTTAGAGAGTAGAGGATTTTTACATGTTGGAACATGGCAGTTTGATACAGCCAAACATCTGATAGACAGAATAGCGGCAAATGGTTGGAGGATTCCAAATGGAATTGTACCACAAGAGTATATTCCACAATAAGAGGATTTAGTGATGGAACAGCGATATGATTTATTAGAATTAATTAAATATATAAATCCGGCAGATTTGGAATACCAGGAATGGGTAAACGTTGGCATGGCTTTGAAAGAATCAGGTTATACAGCTAATGATTGGGATTCATGGAGTAAAGCTGACAGTAGATATCACCATGGAGAGTGCTTTAGAAAATGGCAGTCTTTCCATGGTAGCTCCAGTCCTGTTACAGCAGGAACTATCGTTCAAATGGCACGTGAAAACGGATGGGAGCCTAAAAGAAATGATTATGAACTTGATTGGGATGGAACTATTGGCAGCAAAGAGGATATGGTTGTTATCCAACAGGGATGGGTTGAAGGTAAAGAAATAAAGGAACCTAAAAACTGGAATCCGGTTAAGGAGCTTACAACGTATCTTGAAACATTGTTTGATTCTACCGAAAACGTAGGATATGTAACACAGACTTGGGAAAAGGAAGGCAAATTTTTGCCGACTAAGGGGTGCTGGGATCGAACTTCAGGAAAGTTGATTCAGGAACTGAACAAGTGTAATGGTGACATATGTAAGGTAATTGGTGATTATAACGATAAAGCAGGTGCGTGGATAAGATTTAATCCACTTGATGGAAAAGGTGTAAAGAATGATAACGTATCAGATTACAGATATGCCTTGGTGGAGTCTGATGTAGTGGAACTGGAGAAACAAAATGCAATCATTAGAGAATTGGAATTACCCATTGCCTGCCTGGTATATTCAGGTGGGAAAAGTCTTCATGCAATAGTAAAAATTGAAGCCACTGACTATACAGAATACAGAAAAAGAGTTGAATATTTATATGCGGTATGCAAAAAAAATGGACTTACTGTAGATACACAAAATAAAAATCCAAGCAGACTGTCAAGAATGCCCGGAGTAATCAGAAATGGCAAAAAACAGTTTTTAATTGATGTAAATATTGGAAAGGAATCATGGGAAGAGTGGAAGGAATGGATAGATGGAATCAATGATGATTTGCCAGACCCTGAAAGCCTAAGTGAGCAATGGGATAACATGCCCGAACTTGCACCACCTTTGATTGACAATGTATTAAGACAAGGGCACAAAATGTTGATTGCAGGTCCATCAAAAGCAGGAAAGTCTTTTGCATTAATAGAAATGTGTATAGCAATTGCTGAAGGCAAAAAATGGCTTGATTGGAAGTGTGCAAAGGGAAAGGTAATGTATGTGAACCTGGAGTTGGACAGAGCCTCATGTCTTCACAGATTTAAAGACGTATATCAGGCATTAGGATATGAGCCCCAAAATCTGTCAAATATAGACATTTGGAACTTAAGAGGTAAATCAATACCTATGGACAAACTGGCTCCTAAACTGATAAGAAGAGCAGCTAAAAAGAACTATATAGCCATTATTATTGACCCTATTTATAAAGTTATAACAGGTGATGAAAACTCAGCTGATCAGATGGCTAAATTTTGCAATCAGTTTGACAAGGTATGCAATGAATTGGGATGTGCGGTTATATATTGCCATCACCATTCAAAAGGTGGCCAGGGAACTAAAAAATCAATGGACAGAGCTTCAGGCAGCGGGGTGTTTGCGAGAGATCCTGATGCATTATTAGACCTGATTGAATTGGAAACTAATGACGATTTGATATTAAACAAAACCAATAATGTCATGTGTGATGTTATTGTACAGTATTTAAACGAAAAAGTTGATAACTGGGAAGATTTCATTTCACAGGATGATATGTGCAGTAGTGCACAAATGAAAGCAAAAGCGGAAAGGCTATTAACACCGGCACAGTGGAAAGAACTCACAGAAAAATTGACTGTAAGAGTAAGTCAGGTGGAGCATATGAGTGCTTGGAGAGTGGAAGGAACTTTGCGTGAATTTAACAAGTTCCAACCTGTTAATCTATGGTTTGATTATCCAAGGCATGTAGTGGATAAAACAGGAGTTTTAAAAGATATTAATCCGGACGATGTTAATCCTAAACAGACATGGAAAAAGAACTTTAATAAAAACAAAAAAACACCGGAAGAAAGAAAAAAGGAAAGAATACAATCATTAGACCAGGCATTTGAAAGTTTGGCAACGTTTAATGAGGATAATACAGTTGACATAACATCATTGGCAGATTCAATGGGAGTAACTGAAAAGACCATCAGAAACAGACTAAAAGAACATGGTGGATTTTGGATAGACGAAGGGAAAGTTGGCAAAAAATAGGTGTCAGGGAAAGGAAAATCTCGGAGAAATTTCCCGAGAATTTCCCTGACCTTTTGGAGGGAAAAAGTCGGTAAACACCGAGAATTTCCCTCAGAGGGAAAAAGTCGGTAAATTACCGAGAATTTCCCTAGGGAAATATATATTACTACGTAATACGCGAGAAAAATTTCCCTCGTCAATGGGGAAAGTAGTTGTGCGTTAGCTTTCGCACAACAACTCCTTCCCCTGACATTGACAAAAAGGAGTTGAGTAGAGTGAGAAGTTTGGACTACACATTTTTGAAAACGGCAAAGGTAATGCCACCACTAAGACATAAAAACAGAACCGGTGATTTTGATGTGATGAACAGTGACGTGTGCGAATGGCTTATTAACATTCCTGAAGTAAGGCAAAAAGTTTTTGACATGGCAATTAATAAAAAATATATCAAGTACAATAGCAGCACGGGAAAATGGGAGGGTGCGGACTATGGCAAATAAATGTGAGTTTTTTATGCCAATGGTTCCACCGACTAAAACTTATCAGGAACATAAAGTTGCAGTGGTTAATGGTAAGCCTGTTTTTTATGAACCACAGGAACTAAAAGAAGCTAAGAGTAAGCTGATGGCATATCTGGCAAAAAATGTTCCGGATAAAAAATTTAACAGAGGAGTAATGTTGGTTGTTAAATGGTTATTTCCCAAAGGTAGTCATAAAAACGGTGAGTACAGAACAACAAGGCCTGATACCGATAATTTACAGAAAATGTTAAAAGACTGCATGACTAGTTTGAATTTTTGGGAAGATGATTGTTTGGTGGTATCAGAACACGTTGAAAAGTTTTGGGCAGATCTTCCGGGAATATATATCCTGATACAGGAGGTGCAAAATGAATAAATTTATAACTGTTTACAACATTATGCTATTTGTTTGGCATGCAGTGTCAGAATACAAAGATAGGGATATATCTGATGATGCAGTATGTGAAGAAATGGTAAGAGAGTTGAATGGCATTTGTAGAGCGTATCCAGAAGAACATGAGAAATCATTGGTTAGGACAATTGCAACAGCAATAATGGAATACATATACGAAAAATAGACTAGAGATAAAAATGTTAAGAAATGTTAAGGAGTGAGAGAATGTTAAATATTGAGAAATACAAAGAAGTGCTAGTAGTTGAGGATATTATAAGCCCTGATAAGTTAGCACTAGTACAAGGACAGCCACACATCTGTAAATGCGGTATAATGTGTGACGAATGTCTATTTGATAACCACAATTTTTCTTGTTCTAATGATGCCTTAAATTGGTTGTTCACAGAATACAAAGAAGAAAAAGAAGAACTAGAAGTTGACTGGTCGAAAGTCAAGGTTGATACACCGATATTGGTTAAAGACATCTTAAAATCAGAATGGATTAAAAGGTATTTTGCTAAATATGAAAATGGAAGGGTGTATGTTTGGAAAGAGGGAAAAACATCTTGGAGTGCTGTAAACGAACATGACGTAAATTCTTGGAAATATGCAAAGCTAGCAGAAAGGGAGGAATAAATAATAAATGAAAGAAGAATATTTCAATAAAACAGTGGGAGTGGTCATGGCATCACTCCTGCCACAAAACGAAAAAAGAGAACTGATTGATTCAATTAGGGCAATGGAAAAAGAAACAAAAAATAACGGATGGATTCCGTGCAGTGAAAGACTGCCGGAAGACGGAACAAGGGTTATAGCTTGTTTTAAGCACGGACTTGTAACGGAATTGAAGTATAAATCAGCCGGAATATTTGAAGGAATAAATGAATATGTGGCAGAGGTTATAGATGCATGGCAACCATTACCAGAGCCATATAGAAAGGAGCAGAAAGATGGAAGATAGATTAAAAGAATTAAAACGTGAATTATGGAGTAATGTTGAAACAGCATTTAATGATGAATATGTAGATTATTATGTAGCAGAAGAATTTTGTGAAAAGGCATATAAAAAAGCAATTGATGATATGCTTGCTAAAATTAAAAAGAATGAGACTATTTTATTAAATGATAATGGGCAGACAAATTATCATGAATATGCAATATCTATTGCAAAAATTGAAGAAATCGTAAAGGAACTAAAAGGAGAATATTATGACATATAGAGAACAGCTAGTAATTTTGTTACAGAGATGTGGATTAAGAGGGTTAGAAACTCGCGGAAAGTTAGCTGATTTAGTATCAAACAGTGACATCAAACCTAAGGACTGTACTGTTTTACATGCACCTGAAGATGCAGAATGGGATGATGAAATGACCAAGCAGACTACTGAGATTTAAAGATAATCAGAAAGGAAATAATACAATTATGAAGTTAGTAAGTTCAGAAAAAATTAAAAATTATATTCAGACACAAATTAATCCTTATGGCGAACCTTTTAAAGGGACAGCATACGAATTTGGGATAAAATTATTAGATTATCTTAACAATAAAGATGCAGATTACGATGTGGATAAAGTTGTGGAAGAATTAAGTAAAAAACAGAATAATAAAGGATTTGGAGGCACATTACAAGAAATGTTTTACGATTCAGGCTTAAAGGATGCTATTGAGATAGTGAAAGGTGGTGGAGTTAATGAATAAAAACAAAATACAAACTAACGCAGATAGGATAAGAGCTATGAGTGATGGCGAATTGGCAGATTTCTTATACGATTGTGGTTGCTCTTGTGAATATGGTTGCCCTGCACATACTGCCGAGTGCTGTACGGATTGTGTAAGGTCAATTGAAAAATGGTTAAAAGAAGATGCGTGTTAGAATTTTAATTAAAAATTCTGGTAAAGGTGGTGGAATAGATGGATAATAGATATTTATTCAAGGCAAAAAGACTTGATAACGGAGAATGGGTGCAAGGAGCTTTAATATATGACGATATGGATAAGTTGTACAGGATGATTATTGAACTTGATTATTCTACAGGAACTTGTATAAGAGCAGGTAAAGCTCCAAGAGTTGATGTATCTACAATCTGCCAATGCACAGGCTTGAAAGATAAGAACGGCAAGTTGATTTGGGAGAATGATGTTGTAAAAGATGAAGAAGGTAATTTTTACAAAACGATTTGGCAGAATAACTATTATCAGTTTTTCTCTTGGATTCGCGTTAAATCTGAAATACCTCAAGTCGATGGAAAAGGGGATTCATATCTACTAAGAAGTGTTGAAATTGAAGTTATCGGCAACATTTTTGACAATAAAGAGTTATTAGAAAGTGAGAGATAATATGAAAGAGAATGAAGCAATTAAGGAATTGAAAATAAAAGGCAGGTGATTAGATGGCAATTATTAATACAATAGCTATTATTATGGTAATTGGAGCAGTGTTCGTCTTGTGGGCGATATGTAAGTTGCAGGATAAGGATTAGAAACAAATGTACATTGACAATTGAATATTGGTAGTTGAAATGTTATTATACGTGTATAATTAAAAAAGAGGATTAGTTATGTATCGGTATATAAAAGAGTATTATAAATATGTGAATTGCAAGAAACGAGTGGACTTTCAAATACATATAATGGAATCAAAAAGTGAACTTTATGAAAAAAGAATCTTGATGACAGAAGATGAATACTTTTCTAAAAATATAAAAGATAACAGGGATAAATATGAGAATAATGCGGGATGTTTAATTATTCCACCTAAAATAAAGAGTGTGTATGACGTTTTGCTAACACAGGGCAATGATATTTATTATAAATTATGGCATGAAATGACGCATGCTTACAATTTAATTGAGATTATGCAAAAGGACATTGATTATATACAAATTTATTCAAATAAGTACTTTAATAATTTTGATGAGTTTGGTGCGAGATATATTTCAACTGTAATTTTATTTAAGCATATTATGTGTAAATATAATTTAAATGTTTTTCCGTTAAAAAATGCTATTCCTTATTTGGAGATGTTATTGGAGGAAGTAACAGATAAAGAATTACAGAATGAAGAAATTTTAAGGTATAATTTAATGCAATATCTGGGTTTTTTTGCTGCTATGGAAGATTTTTGTAATGAAAAAGTTAAGATTAGCGAAAAGATTTCAAGTAATGAGTATATATTGACTATGTATAATTGTTTGAAGAATTATTTTGACGAAAAGTTGATATAAAAGGAGCCAACTACCAGTATTTGGTGGTTGGTTTTTTTATGCACAAAAATAGCAGAAAGGATTGAAGAGGTTGGAAGATAAGAAAATAACAGCAAAGGAGTACCTGGGGCAGGTTAGGCAGTTAAGTGACAGAATAAAAATGCTACAGGAAGAAATAAGAAATCTAAAAGAATTATCAGTAAGTATTGGAGCTATACAGCAAGGAGAAAAGGTAATAAGCTCAACATCAGGTGATAAAATGGCAGATACTATATGCCTAATTGATGAAAAGATAGAAGAATACGAAGGTTTGGTAAAAAAATTTACTATGACTAGGGCGAAAGTATTTAAGGATATAGGAAAGATTGATAACGTTGTTTATCAACAAATTCTTTATCAAAAATATTGTGCTTTGAAAAAATGGGAGCAAATAGCAACTGATATGGGTTATGGCTATAGGTGGCTTCTTAGATTACATGGAAGAGCGCTAGAAGAGTTCAGACAGGTAACCGGGTTAAAATGAAACAAGCCATAGTAATTCACACTAATAATTGCTAAAATGGTATTGTGATAATTTGATAGATGACATTTTTGTTTCGTCTTGATGGTTTCCCCCTAGTATTTTGTATTTTTTTCATGAAGGAACAGTCTTATGGCTGTTCTTTTTTGTTGCGTAAAAATTTGAAAGGAGTGGTTGTAGTGACAATTAAAGAACAGATATTTTGTGATGAACTTTTATCAGATACTGAATTTAATAAAACCTTGGCTTATAAGAAAGCTTATCCAAGTGTTAAAAATGACAATGTTGCAGCTGCAGCTGCTTCAAGACTTATGAATAAGCCGGAGATTAAAGAGTACATAGATAATCAGCTGGCAGAGCTTCACAACGAAAGAACAGCTGATGCACAGGAAGTTTTAGAATATTTAACCTCTGTGCTAAGAGGGGAAAGTTTTTCTAGTGAGATAGTGGTTGAGGGAATAGGAGATGGATGTAGCGAAGCAAGAACCATTGAAAAGCCACCATCAGAAAAAGAGAGATTAAAAGCAGCCGAACTTTTAGGCAAGAGATATGGATTGTATACAGACAAAGTAGATGTAAACAATGAAGCAGAAGAAAAGAAAGCCGAGAAATTAGATAATATAGCCAGCATATTAGAACAGATGAAGCCTGTAGGAAAGGGTGATTAGTATTGTTACAATTATCACCTAAATTTAAAGAGTTTATCTTAACGGAAACCAAGCGAGATTTCCTTGAGGGAACTACTGCAGCAGGAAAAACTACAGTAGGTATATTTAAGTTTATGCTTATGGTAGCAAAGAGTGATATTAAGTATCATGTTATTGCCGGAGCAGACCTTGGTACAGTTGAAAAAAATGTAATCAACAATGAAAGAGGACTTTTAGACCAGTTTGATGGTTTAGCTGAATATTATCCTAAAGGTCAAGGAAAAATTGGTCTATCACACATTAAGTATCAGACACCAAATGGTGAAAAGATAATATATGTATGTGGCTATGATAATAAAGCACGATGGAAAAAGGTGTTAGGTTCACAACAAGGTTGCGTGTACATTGATGAAGTTAATACTGCAGACATGGAGTTCTTAAGAGAAATATCCCATAGATGTAAGTACATGATGACTACATCAAACCCTGATAGTCCGGACTTACCTGTATATAAAGAGTTTATTAATCACAGTAGACCTTTAAAGAAATACATTAAAGATTATCCGGAAGAATTGCTGGCAGAGTTAAATGAACCTGAAAAAGTTGGTTGGGTTCATTGGTATTTTACTTTTTATGATAATGCCAGTTTAACGGAGCAGGATATACAGGACAAAATAGATGCAGTTCCGGTAGGAACCAAGATGTACAAAAACAAGATATTAGGTCTCAGAGGAAAGGCAACAGGTCTTGTATTTAGTATATTTGATAGAAAACATCATTTGATTACGGTTGCTGATGCAAAAGCATTTATTAGAAACAGAGCAGATAAGAAACAAACTGAATGGTTTGAAATATTTACAAGTGGATTAGACACGGCTTATTCAACTAAAAGTCCTGATACCATTGCAATGAGTTTTGCAGGAATTACAAATAAAGGCAGATATATTGTTTTGGACGAAAGAGTTTATAACAATGCGGAAATTGGTACTCCTATAGCTCCATCTGATACTTCAAAGAATTATTTTGATTTTCTTGAAAGAAACAGAAAAGAATGGGGACTGGCAAAACACGTATTTGTCGACTCGGCAGATGCAGCAACAATTACAGAATTAAATAAATTCAAAAGGGAACACGCACAGTGCTTATATGTGTTTAATCCGGCATATAAGGCTGTGAAAATTATAGATAGAATTATATTACAGCTTGGTTGGATGAACTTTAATGATGATAAAGGTATTCAGCCAAGTTTTTATATTGTAGAGACTTGTAAGGAATATGTAAAAGAGTTGGAGAAGTATTTTTGGTTAGAGGAAAAGGACCAGGAACCGGAAGATGGAAATGATCATATGGTCAACTCTGTTCAGTACAACTGGATTCCATACAGAAAGAAAATAGGAGTTAAAAAAGAATGAGGTTAGTGGATAGAATGAGAGATGGAATAAGACATTTTTTGAAAATACAGGATGCTCCAAATCAGACATTTATTATTAGAGAACAACTGAATTTTGCCAGTAATTGTGTAAAGAATCTTTTGTGGTATCGCGGTGACAGTTATGAACTGACACAGTTTTACCAAAACATAAATGGAGGCTCTGATGGAATAAAGTTTTGGGCAGCACGTTCAACTGTAGGCAGAGAGATAAGAAAAATACATACAGGCTTACCGGGAATTATTGTAGACAGGCTTACAGATATTATAATCACTGATTTTAGCCAGATTACATTTATAAAAGATACTGACAAAAAGATATGGGACAATATAGCTAAAGACAACAACCTTAAAAAGGTTCTGAAAAAGGCTGTATCTAAAATGCTCATATTAGGAGACGGTGCATTTAAAATCTCTCTTGATAGTAAGGTCAGTCAATATCCAATAATAGAATTTTTAGGAGCTGATAAGGTTGATTATTTATATAACAGGGGAAGAATACATGAAGTTGTGTTTACAACAGAATATAGTCATAACAACATGGACTACTATCTGAAGGAACGTTATGGATATGGTTATATCAAATATGAACTTTATCGTGGAACTGATGAGGTAAGTGTTGCTATAGACACTATTCCGGCATTGAGTGGGTTAGCTGATGTAGAGTTTGATGAAACAGTAATAATGGCTCATCCTATTATGTATGGTGAAAGTGCCAAATGGGAAGGAAGAGGACAGTCAATATTTGAAAAGAAAACAGATGATTTTGATGCATTGGACGAAGCTTGGAGCCAGTGGATGGATGCTTTAAGAAAAGGACGAAGCAAAGAATGGATTCCTGAATCAATACTTCCAAGAAATCCGAATACAGGTGCAATAATTAAACCTAATGCATTTGATAATTCATATATTGCTAAGGGTGATGATATGTCGGAGAATGCTCAAAACAAGATAGAGGTTACACAACCAGCTATTCCGCATGAGTCATATCTTGCTACATATGTTACAGCATTGGATTTGTGCTTACAGGGGCTTATTAGTCCAAGTACATTGGGAATTGATGTTAAAAAACTAGACAATGCTGAGGCACAAAGAGAAAAGGAAAAGACAACCCTTTATACAAGAGGAAATATAGTTGATATTTTACAAGATCAGTTACCTTTATTCATTCAGAAGGTGTTTGATGTTATTAATCTAAGTCAAAACAAAACATTAACAGAGGTTAAATGCACGATTGATTTCAGTGAGTATGCTAATCCATCATTTGAAAGTCAGGTAGAGACAGTTGGAAAAGCAAAGACACAGGGAATAATGAGTGTTGAGGCTTCCGTTGAGGAACTGTATGGTGACACTAAAGATGAAGAATGGAAAAAGAATGAAGTAGCAAGGCTAAAAGCAGAGCAGGGAATATCAGATGAGCAGGAGCCGGCACTAAATATGGAGGGAAAGATAACATATGAAGGTAATAGTGGGCAAAAGAGTGTACCAGATGTCGAAGAATAAGGCAATGAATCTTCTTAGGATTGCAAGTGAGCAGGTACCAAGAGGTATATATGCATTGGAAAAAGATAAGATAATTGAAATGCGTAATGACAGATGCAGTTCAGTAACACAGGTTAAGAATTTAAAAAGACAGTTCAAAAAAGCTGGTTTTAAAGTATATGCTAATGGAGATTAGAAATGCCAAAGGATTATGACACAGAAGAGGCTTTTAGGGCCATTGAAAATGAACTAATTGATTCAATGATAAGAAATCTGTCACACCACAGAGCAGAGGAGACAAAGGAAGGACTTAACTGGACTTCATGGCAGGCTGAACAGTTTAAAGCATTGAATGCATATCGTCAAAAAAACAAAAAGAGATTTACCAAGTCTTTTGCAGACATAAACAGCAAGATACAACAGTCTATTGTAGAACATAGAAACAAGGGAGAAACAGAGCAGGAGCAGGAGATACTAAAAGCAATTAAAAAGGGTGCAAAATTGCATCATAACCAGAAGAGCACCATTGAAGGTGCTTTTTTTCGTATTAATGACAGAAAACTTGATGCATTACTTAATGAAGTAAATGGTAGTATGCGACGTGCTGAAACTGCAATGCTAAGAATGGCAAATGACCAATATAGAAAAATAATTTTTAACGCACAGGTGTATTTCAACACAGGAGCAGGAACATACGAAAAGGCAGTAGATATGGCTACAAAGGATTTTTTAAGTCGAGGCATTAACTGCATTCAGTATAAAAATGGTGCAAGAGTGAACATTGCTTCATATGCAGGTATGGCTTTAAGAACAGCAAATACAAGAGCCTACTGTCAGGGAGAGGGAAACAAAAGGAAAGAGTGGGGAATATCCACGGTTGTTGTGCATAAACGTGGAATGCCGTGTCCTAAATGTGGAAAATGGACCGGAAAGATACTTATAGATGATGTTTGGAGTGGTGGTAAGGTAAGTGATGGACCATATCCGTTAATGTCTCAGGCAATGGCAGGTGGATTATATCATCCAAACTGTAAGGACGGACATAGTACATATTTCCCGGATATTTCTGATGAACCTGAAAAGGTGACAAAAAAAGAAATGAAGCAGGCTGTTGAAGCAGAAAAACAGGAGAGCAGGGACAATTTAATACAGAGAAACATAGATAAGTTTGATAGATTATCTAATTATTCTCTAGATGATGAAAATAAAAAACAATATGACATAAAAAAGGAACAGTGGAAAGAAAAGGCAGGAATTAAGTCGATTGCCACTGATAAACACATTCTTAATAATAATTTTAAAAATGTTACTGAAGAATGGTATAAAAAAGCAACACCAAATAGCCATAAGATTGTAAAAAGTAAATCGTATGTGGATTATAAGGGAAATCACTTCAGTTCAACGGACAACGTTGCCGTATTTAGAACAGGAGCGAGAGAGAAGGAAGTAGCAACACTTTTAGAAGATAATTTTGGTGGCGAAATTGAATTGATGTTTGAATGTCCGGGAGTGACAAAAACACCGGATTATATTTATAAAGGAGATAAGTTTGATTTAAAGGAATTAAATGGTTCTAGCGATAAAGCAATTTATAATGCTATACATAAGAAAAAAGAACAAGCAGATAATTTCATTATAGATATAAGCAACATTGATAAGGAGTTAGAGGATATCGCACCACAAATAGATTACATATATTCAACTAAAGGTACAAAGTTTGTTGATAAAATAATAATTATAAAAAATGACAAGGTTTTGGGAGTTTTTAAAAGACAAAAATAAAAAGATGAGCTCGTGCCCTCCCCAGAGCATAAGCTCCTTTGGTGTGGAGAAGGTGACTCTCATCTTTTTATATATTATACAATATGCATATAAAAATATCAAATAAATAATTTTTTTAAAATAAAGAAGAATAGGAGGTAATTTATGTTAATTGCAAAAATTGATTTCTATGACAAGGATAATAACCTTGTCTTAGTGAAAGCCGGAGATGAGGTTAAGGCAAAAACAAAAGAGCGCAAAGAATATTTGCTAAAAATTGGTGCAGTAATTGAAAAAGATGAACCTAAGGCATCTACAAGTAAGTAGGTGCTTTTTATATGCCCAAAAACGTGATGGCTAAAAACTCTCGGAATAAGCTGACGAGCTAAAACGGAAAGGAAAATATTTTATGAAATCTACAACAAGAGAATCAGGAAAATTCCCTATGAACATTCAGTTTTTTGCAGAAGGTTCAGGAGAGGGTAGCGGAGCTGGTAACGGCAACCAGAACAACAACGCCGGAAATGGTAACAGTAACCAGAATACTGGAAATAACAATCAGGGTACAACATATACCCAGGAACAGCTTGATGGAATTGTTAATAACAGAATTGCAAGAGCAGAGCAGTCAGCCTTAAAGTCATTTTTTCAGCAGCAGGGCATGTCTGAAAATGAAGTAACACAGGCAATTAACAATTACAAAGAGCAGAGAGCAAAAAATACACCTGATGTGGCAGGAATGCAATCTCAAATTGCACAGGTACAAAGCAGAAACTTACAGCTTACGATTGAAAATTCTGCAACATTACAGGCTGTAGGGTTAGGTATTGATGCAAAATCAATTCCGTATGTAATCAAAATGGCTGATTTTAAGGATGTAGCAGGAGAAGACGGAACGGTTGATGCAGAAAAGGTGAAAGCAGCAATCAACAAAGTTTTGGAAGATGTTCCGGCATTAAAACCAGCAGAAAGTGGAGCAAATAATCAGGGATTTCAAATTGGTGCTCCAAACAATAACAATCAACAGAACCAGGATGACTTATTAAGAGGCATTTTTGGAATAAAGAAAAAATAGGAGGTAGTAACACATGGCAGTATTACAGTATGCTGAGATATTCAGCAACATTTTAAGAGAATTATATGGCCAGTCGCAGATATCTGTTGACTTATATAATTCAAATTCAGACATTCAGATTGTCAATGGTAAAAATTTAAAAATTCCGAAGTTATCAGTAAGTGGTTATAAGGACCATACCAGAGGTAGCTTAGGATTTAACACAGGTTCATATTCAAATGAATATGAAACAAAGACATTAGATCATGATAGGGATATTGAATTTTCTATTGATCCAATGGATGTAGATGAAACTAACATGGTAGTGGCAATTGGAAATATCCAGAAGAGATTTGAGACAACTCAGGCTATTCCGGAGGCAGACTGTTACACATTTAGTAAAATCTATTCAGAAGCTAAAAGAGTTGGAGCAAAAGTTAAGACAACAGCACTTACAACTGCAAATGTTCTTTCAGATTTTGACGACAACTTAGAGGCAATGACAGAGGCAGGTGTTCCACTTGACAGAGTAATTCTTTACTGTACACCAGCTTACTATAAGTTACTTAAAAATGCGGATGGTATTCAGAGAACACTTGAAGCAAACGGAGTAAAAGGAATTGATAGAAGAGTTCATTCTATTGATGATATTGGAAAGATTAAGCAGGTCCCATCAGCAAGATTTAAGACTGCTTACAACTTTACAAATGGATGTGTGGCAGATGTCTCAGCTGTTCAGATTAACTACATTTTGATTGACCCTGAATGTCAGGTATCAAGAGATAAATATAGTTACATTTCAGTTTTCACACCGGGAACAGATTCAAGAACAGCGGATAACTATGTTTACCAGAACAGAAAGTTTAACGGAACATTTGCTATTGATGAACTTATGAAAGACGGTTGCATTATTAATGCTGCAACTGCCTAGAAAGGAGAAAACCAGTGAGAGCAATAAAAGACAATAAGGTTTATACAGTTTCTGAATCAAACATGGATGAATATCTTGCATTAGGATATGACATTTTGGATGATAAAGGAAAACTTATAAAACGTTCACCTAAATCTACAGTTTCATATGCAGAGTACGAAACTGTGGTGAAAGAAAGAGATGAACTCAAGGAGTTGGTTTCTAAGTTAAAAAGCTCAGGTGATAAGTTTTCTTCAATGGAATTAGACGAGCTTAAAGCCTACGCTTTAGAAAAAGGCGTTGATTTGGGTAATGCTACATCAAGAGATGGTATTATCAAGAAAATTGAAGCTGTAGAGTAGGAGGTGAGCCTATGGCTTATACTCCTTATGTCACACCGGAAGAGTATGCTTCATTCGGTTACACACTGATTCCCGAATGTGAGCGGTATTCTTTACTAAAAAAGGCAAGCAGACACATTGATACACTGACCTTTAACCGGATACATGCTGAAGGATTTGATAATCTTACAGAGTTTCAAAGTGAAACCATTAAAGAAGTTGTGTGTCAGCAGGCAGAATTTGAATATGACAATGAGGAAATCATCAACACTATTTTACAAAGTTACAGTGTCAATGGTGTATCAATGTCATTCGGTCAGTCATGGAATGTATATGTTGAAAATGGTGTGGCTATAAAAAAAGACATATATGGACTGCTTTGTCAGACCGGGTATTGTTGCAGGCTGTTGTGATGAAATATCCGAATTTAATACCAAAATCAGTGTGCAGGACAGATATAAGAGTGGTTATATATGGTGAGGGTTTGTCAGAGACAGGCTCTCCCATTGTTGTATATGACAAAAATATTAAATCTAACTATCAGGACCGGTCATATACAAAACTCACAGCAGAACAGAAAATTGTGACATTAGGAGCAAAGGCTTATATACCTGGTGACATATGCCCAAAACTTGCCGTAATAAGTAGTGGATATGTTGAAGTATATGGTGTTAAAAGGAACATATATCAGGGAACAAAAGCAAGAAATCCTGATGGAACAGTGAATTATACGTTGTTGGAGATTGTTTAATGAAGGTAAGTTCAAAAGTAAAGTTAAATATGGGTGTAATACGGCAATTAAGCAATGCAGCTACTGTATCATTAGAACAGACAGCAGAAGCACTTATGGGTGATTTGAAAGAATCAGAAACAATGCCTTTTGACAAGGGAACATTGCAGAATACAGACACATTTGTTGATGATTCAAAAAGCAGAAATGGAAAAGTTTCCGTGGTATCTTCCACTCCTTATGCAAGACGGCTTTACTATCACCCGGAATATAACTTTAGCAAATCTGAAAATGCAAATGCCGGTGGAAAATGGTTTGAACCGTATACACCGGGAGGTAAGAAGCAGGATTTTGCAGAAAAGACCTTTGCAAAACTTTACAAGAAAAATGGAGGTGTATGATGTTATATCTGGCAGACATAAAAGATTGGCTGAAAGGCTTTAACATAGCTGAACATTATTACACAGGTAAACTTGATAATAAGCAGGACAAATCAATAGGAGTTTATCAGTTAAAAACCAGCAGAGAGCCTAGACAATGTATTGGTGGAATGGCATCTTATGAAATTAAACCGGTATCACTGCTTGTACATTGGAACAATGATTCACTGGAAACGGAAATGGCGTCATATAAGCTTTTTGAAGCCATTAAACAGTCGAACAATGTGACTATTGGTAACACAAGAATACCTTATATACGTCTATTGTCTTCAGAACCAATAGATGTGGCGACAGATGATAAAGGGGTATATGAGAGAGTAATTGAATTAGAAATTTATTTTGAGAAAGGAGAGCAGAATGAGTAAACCAGATGGAGTTTTTCCTGTATATGAAAACCAGTTTAAGGTTGGTGAAGCAAAGGGAAGTGTAAACCCCATAGCGGATATGGAGTCATTTTCAGTTTCATTTGACAATGGTGTGGAAGAATGGACACCAATGAATACAGAGGGATGGATAAGGAGATTAATGACTGCAAAGGGAATCACCGTGTCAGTATCAGGAAAAAGAAACATAGGAGATACAGGAAATGACTATATAGCAGGTAAATGGGCAGCCAATGGAAGGGATGCAGAGGGTTACTTTGAGTGGACTTTTCCTGATGGCACAGTTGTTGCATTTGAAAATGCCGTTATCAATGTTACAGCTTGTAACGCAGGTGATAGCACAAATGTTGGACCATTGGAATTTGATGTTATGTCAAATGGTAAGCCGACAATAACACCGGCTGTTTAATTAGTAGTTATAAATCATGGCAGAGTGGAACTAATAGGTTCTGCTCTGTTTTTGTATAAAAGGAAAGGAATAGATATATGTCAAAAGTAATTGATATTACAGAAAAATTGAATTTTGAGGAGAATCCGAAAATCAAAATAAAGGATTTGGAATTAGAAATAGATGCAAGTGCTGAAAATATGTTAAAGGTAATGGGACTTGCAAGTGACAATCCAACAGCAAAGGATGTTGAAGAAATGTGCAAGATTATCTTTACGAAGGAGGCACAGAAAGAATTGTCACAGTTAAAACTTAATTTTAAGGATTATCAGATGGTGGTTATGTCAGCGATTGATGTAGCAGTAGGTAATACGGAAGGCGAAGAGGGGGAGTAGACCCTTTCTATGATCTGATAGATGATTTTGACTTAATAGTTGCATCTTTTACAGCACAATATGGTTTGCGTGTGTCAGACATTAAAAAAATGCGTTGGTCTGAATTTAGAAGTTTACTTGTCGGGATAGGGCCGGACACGGTTCTTGGAAGAATAGTGTCAATCAGATCAGAAGAAGACAGAGATGTTCTGAAAAACTTCACAAAAGACCAAATGAGAATAAGAAATGAATGGAGATTAAGACATACAAGGACAATGAGTAAAAAAGGTGCAAAAAAGGCTATTGAAGGAATGGAAAGGGCATTCCTTAGAATGGCTGGATTAAATGTTTAGCAGGAAGGAGGGATAGGATGCAAACGGTTGGAGCAGTAGCACTTGATTTAAACCTAAATGAAAAGGGCTTTAATTCACAGCTTAAAAGTATAGGCAATATGGCTAAAAAGGTCGGCGCAACCATAGCAGGAGCTTTTGCAATAAAAAAAGGCGTGGACTTTGGCAAAGACTGTATAGAGCTTGGTTCAGACTTAACGGAAGTACAAAACGTAGTTGATGTTGCTTTCCCAAAAATGAATAAGACAATTGATAAGTTCGCAAAGAATGCAGCCGCACAATTTGGTTTATCAGAAACAATGGCAAAGAGATATGCAGGTACATTTGGCTCAATGTCAAAGGCTTTTGGATTTTCTGAAAAAGAAGCAGCTGAAATGAGTACAACTCTTACCGGATTATCAGGTGATGTTGCATCTTTTTACAATATTAGTCAGGATGAGGCATATACGAAACTTAAGTCAGTGTTTACTGGTGAAACTGAATCCCTCAAGGACTTAGGTGTTGTAATGACACAAACTGCATTGGATCAGTTTGCTTTACAGAATGGATTTGGCAAAACAACAGCAAAAATGACGGAGCAGGAAAAGGTAGCATTAAGGTATGCCTTTGTGCAGAAGCAATTGACGGATGCAAGTGGTGATTTTGCCAGAACGTCAGACAGTTGGGCAAACCAGACAAGAATATTAAATTTGCAGTTCGAGAGTTTGAAAGCCAATATTGGACAAGGTCTTATTAATATTTTTGCACCGGTATTAAAGCTTATAAATACTCTTCTTGCAAAGTTAAGTACATTGGCAGGTGCATTTAAGTCATTTACGGAAATGCTTACAGGAAATAAGAATGAGGATACTAGTGTATCTGAAACAAGTGATGACCTTAAGGGAATAAAAGATAATGCTGACGGTGCCACAAGTGGAATGGACGGATTAGCCAAATCTACTAAAAAAGCAGCAAAGGCAGCAAATGGGTTAGCTAATTTCGATAATCTGAATGTAATGCAACAGGACAGTGACAGCAGCACTCCAGGAAGCGGTTCCGGAGATATAAATGGAGTGAAGTATTCAACTAAAGGGATAGATGCAGGTAACGGTTCTTTAGGAAAAATGGATAAATTGCTATCTATGATTTTGAACAAATTTAGAAAACTTTCAAAATTGTTCCTGGCAGGTTTCACCCTTGGTTTAAAAAGTGATGGCTTTGAACAGATTTTAAATTATTTAAGAAACATAGGAGATAATTTAAAAGATATTTTTACAGACCCTAAAGTTGTAAGTGCTGCAAATAATTGGGTTGATAACGTTGTATATAATTTAGGCAGGATAACCGGCTCTGTTGCAAGCATTGGAGTAAGTATCGGAACAATGCTTATTGGTGGAATAAATAAGTTCCTTGACCAAAATAAAGATTATATAAAAGGCAAATTTGTTGAGATATTAGATATTTCATCAGAAAGAGCAACAATATGGGGGAATTTTTTTGATGCATTAGCAGATATTTACACTATATTTGAAAACGATAATGCACAGCAAATAGTGGCTGACATTATTTCGATTTTCACGATAGTTCATTTAGAGGTTTTATCTTTATGCGAAAAAATTGGTAGAGATGTGCTATCAGCTATCACTAAACCAATAATTGAAAATAAAGATGCAATTAAAGAGGCTTTGGACAATACATTAACTCCAATAAGTAAAATAGTTGGTGGCATTAAGGATTTTATTCAAGGAGTTTTTGAAATTATACAGAGTAATTATGACAAGTATGTGAAGCCAACTTTAGATAATATAGGTTCGGGATTATCGACAATATTTTCCTATGTGTTAGATGGATATAATGCATACATTTCTCCAGTGGTTGACAGAATTGCAGATGGAATATCAGATGTACTAAATTCATACATTAAGCCGTTTGTTGGCAGTATCATTGGATTTGTTGGAAGAATTATTGATGCATTAGGAAAATTGTTTAATTTCTTGTCACCAATTATTGGATGGATAATACAAACCATAATGTCAAAGTTAGGGCCAGCTATTGAATTTGTGTGGATAACTGTAAAAACGGTTGTAAGTATGATTAGTGTAATTATAACTAATTTAGTAAATGTAATTAATGGAATCATTGATTTTATTGTTGGAGTTTTTACAGGAGACTGGCAAAAAGCATGGGATGGTATAAAAGGCATATTTAGCGGTATTTTTGATGGAATTAAAAATGTCATAAAGGTTGCAATGGAATTTGTAAGGGACATAATTGTGGCAATTTGTGGGAAAATAGCAAGTTTTATAAAAAATGTAGCTAGTGGAACCGTTACTGTTTTGAAAACATCATGGTCTTTGATTAAGAATGTATTTTCTGGAGTAGCAGGGTTCTTTACAAACATTTTTTCTTCAGCTCTAAATGGAATAAAAAAGATTTGGGAAAATCCAGGTACTTTTTTTGATGGAGTATGGAAAGGAATTAAAGGCTCATTTGCCCACGTAACAAATTGGTTTAAAGACACATTTAGTAAGGCATGGCAGGCTGTCAAGGATGTTTTTTCTAGGGGTGGAAAGATCTTTACCGGAATAAAAGATGGTATATCAGGAGTCTTTAAAATGGTAGTAAATAAAATTATTGATGCAATGAATGGAATCATTAAAAAACCATTTAATGACATTAACGGAATGCTTAACAAGATTAGGGATGTAAAGATAATGAAATGGCATCCGTTCCATGACTTGTGGGAGCAGAATCCGTTAGCTGTTCCGCAGATACCAAAATTAGCAAAAGGTGCTGTGTTAAAACCTAATGCTCCATTTCTTGCAATGGTAGGTGATCAGAAAAACGGAACAAATATAGAGGCGCCACTTGAAACTATTAAACAGGCACTGCGAGACGTACAGGAAAGCAACAAAGGAACAGGTGGAAATGACAACATTGTTGTAAATGTATTTCTAAAGGGTGATGCGGACGGAGTATTTAATTTAGTTAAAACTGAAGCTAAAAAATATAAGAACAGAACGGGAACCCCGGCATTTAATTAAGGAAGGAGCAGGTTATGGCAAGTTATAAAGGATATTTGCTAAAAATAAAAGACAAAGTATTTCCGAACGAATACATAATGTGGGGTTCTTATCATTCTTATGACAATCAGAGGTCTGAACTTAAAGCAAATCGTAATGCAGCTAATCTCTTAGTGAGACAGACTTCCCCAAATTTTAAAACTAAAATTGAATTTGAGACACCAAAATTATGGCTTAATGAATACGAGGAAATACGAAATTTATTAAATCAGGGTATTGTTAATTCAAGAGAGCGAAAGATACAGGTGACATATTGGAACTCAGAAGAATTAAGATATAAAGATGCAATCTGTTATATGCCTGATATTGATTACCAGCCTAACAATTTGGGAAATACACTGCTCTATGACCAAATGAAACTAGAGTTTATTGAATATTAAGGAGGAGTACAAGTGCTAAACGTAAGTGATAAGACCAAAGAAATATATCTTAATGAAAATATGCCAAAGTACATCACAATATCATTCCCAAATGGAGACCATGCTGATATTACCAACAGTAACATCTTAGAGGAAAGTATGAAGCTTGTACAGAGCATATGTGAGGAAAACAAGCCTATAGCTGGTGGCTGTAATTCTTCCCAGTTTGAAATTACAGTGGCAGACATTGATGAAGATTTGACTAACAAGATGATAAAAGTAACTATCAGCTTAAAGGACCCACATTACAGAGGTTTTTTTGGTGATTTAAGCAAAGAATACAATGAGGGTGATGTGGTTAAAAGTGTCAGTGGAGAATACTATGAATGCATCAAGCAGACATATGAAATACAGTCACTGGAATTTAGTACACAGGATATTCCAAATGTTGGCAAATTAAAAACGGCAATCTTAAATGACATTACAGAGTATGGTGTATTAAAGGTAAACACAGGCTCAATAGACTGGAGCAATCTTCAGATGAACATAATTCAGGCAAAAAGTGATGGTACGTCTCCTGATGTTACAACAATCACAAATGATTTTAACAGCATTATCATGATAAATAGCAAATGTACGTCAATTACCATTTCCATACAGGATAAATCATCAGATGGAAGTGCTTTAGACATTCTTATTCAAAAACTGGATGTGCGTTTACTGGTAAGTTCCGGACGTGATGAAGAGCATTGGCAGCAGTCTTACGGTTACATTGATACAAGTGATACAGACGATATTGTGTTGTTTGACGGAAAGATAGAGAGCTGTAAAAAGAAAAACGACAGACGTTTCAGGGATATAGTGGCATATGATTACTTACATTATCTTGATGAAAACAGTAACATAATAATTTCAGATTTTTTTAAATCAGGAGATTATGGACTGGTTGATTCTCATAATAAGGGCGAATGGGTACAAGGCACACTTTATAAAAAAGGAGATGTCATTCACTGTGATTACACAATACCGCAGGGTGGTTCTTCCTATTTAGACATGTCTGCATGGTATGAGTATTTACAGCCAGTAAATAAAGGACAGAGTAAATGGAATCCGTATGAGTTGTACACAGGTTACTTTGACAGTCAGTATAATATTAAGGGAAGTGAAATTTTAAAGAAATTAACAAAAAATAAGAAATCTACTACTACGGTTAAAAAAATCAGGGACAAGCTGTTTGAATATCTTGGTGAAGTATTTGACTTTAAGCAGCAGGAAATAACATTACCAATGGATAATGTAACTCTGTGGATTAAGCCATTTTCTTCAAATATGACATTAATGCAGTTGCTTGATTACATATGCAATTTAAACGGAGTATTTGGCTTTTACAATCCCCACACGGCACACTTTGAGTATGTTGCACCACCGGATGTTAGTACCCCTTATGAGGTTGGGAGAAATTATGACATGGATGGTGTGGAATACTCAGATAATGTATATGAATGTAAAGCATTTGACATTATTGATAGTAATGGAAATTCACTACAGGGTACAGCAGATAAGCCGTCAATGTCGGTCAAATACAGTTTTCTGCTAAAAGACCAATATACCCCCGCTGACTGTATAAGTATAGTTAATTCATCCATGTTAGGTCAAAACAAGCTTAAGTTTACACCAACAAAGTTAAAAATGATGGGATTACCATTTATAACACCGGGTGATGTAATAAGTTACAAGGTTGATGAATATTCACCGGATGAAGACGGAAATCTGGTTGATACGGAAAAGACAATTACTACTGTGGTGCTTAAACGTACATTGAGTGGGATTGTGGCACTGACGGATGATATTGAAGCTAATTATGAGGAATAGGAGCAGTTATGAAGATAGAAAGAATTGATAATGTTATACAGGTCAGATTTGACCAGGAGTGCAGGCTTACAGCTCCACGGATATTTCAGTATGACCGGGGACAAAGAATAGAGTTCCTTGATATTCCTGATGGAGTTGAGGTTCAGTTTTCAAATGATGATACAGACAAAACATCAAATAAGATTATTACAGACAGTCAGGTAGAAATACCTGATTTTTTAATTGCCATGAATGGAACAATAACGGCATATTTGCAGTACATTGATGAAAACAGCCAGACCACTAAGAAGTTTCTGGTTATTCCAGTGCAGGAGAGAAAACAGCCAGAGGAATACATTTCAGAAGATGATAAGCCGGGATTTAGAGCAGACATGCAAAAGATAATGAATGATACAAAAGAAATAGCTGAATCAGCAAAAAAGGAAGCACAGTCAGTCAGAGAAGATGCAGATGCAGGATTGTTCAATGGAAAAGACTATAACTTGACGGATGAGGACAGAGAGGAAATAGCGGATAGGATTGAAGGAGAATTGAATTATGTTCCACCAACACGAAAAATCGCAAACGAAACATTAGAGAACGATATAACAGTCGCACAGCTTGTTAATTCAATGACTGCGGATCCGGAAGAACTGTTGCGAACATTTGTTGGAACTCAAATTATAAACAATGCGCTTGTTAAAGGAAAAGCTGACAAGTCATATGTAGATGAGTTAGTAAGTTCATTAACTTTATTAGACGTTAAAAAAGTGGATGTTCTTCCAACAACGGATATATCAACAAGCACAATTTACATGGTGCCTCGAAAATCAGCAACAAAAGACAATGTATATGATGAATATATGTATGTTGGCAATGCATGGGAGCACTTCGGAACAACAGATATTGAGTTAAGTGAGTATCTGAAAAAGACAAGAAAGATAGCAGGAATGGAGCTTACATCAGACATTACAACGCAGGCTTTACTTTCTACTTTGGCAGAATACGAGACTTTTGGGCCCACGATAGCAAACACGTGGCTGAATATGTACGAAAGTTCATTCAAATCAACTATTGAAGCTACGATTAATTCAAATGAGAATGTTTCAGACAATACGGAAGTAAGGCATTCTCACAACAATAAGGACATTCTTGATAAGTTGACAGAATCGGCATTTGATTGGGAATTGCTTCTTGATAAGACGTTAGTTGCATCAAGCAGTGACACAGTTATATTAGATTTTAACGATTTGAATTTAAACGGACAGTTTGAGGAATTAAAAATTTGTGTAACCTTATGGTCGACTGAATCAGCTAACATTGATGTATATGCCAATGACGGAACAGAGCCAATAGTGACTTTAACAAACGCTTTGACCGGCGGAGCTACTTACGTGTACAATATTTCCCTGAAAAACTCTCCGATTCCGGGCAAATATATTGAAACAATAGCTGAAAAGGTATCGGCAGGAGTTAAGGCTACAACATCAACATTAACAACGTCAAAGAATTGGTCTACTGATATGAGCGTTCAATCAGTTGAAGATGTTAAAAATTTGAAAGTGACGTTTGACAAAGGATGGAACAATTCAACGGAAAGGCACGTATATGTTTTAGGAAAGCGTGTAGGAGAATCGGAGTTTATTTTTATAAATAAATTAATAAACGACTATGTAGGAGGTGGAGCCAATGACTAGTATATGGGAAATAGAGAGCCTTGTCAGGCTGAAGGACAAGCTAAAAAATATATTAATTGACAGACGTGTTGATGTATCTGATGACGATAATATGTCTACTTTAGTAAATAAAGTTAATGATGTAAGGGATAATGTGGAGTTAGAAGGATTATTAACTGGCAATCTTACTGAATTTAAAAGCGAAAGTTTAACAGAATTAAGAAGTTATGCATTTTGCAGTTGTAGTAAATTGACTAAAATTGATATTCCTAACTGTACAAATATTGCAACTCAGTGTTTTAGTTCAGACTTAAACCTTGAAAAAATAGAAATATTGAAATCAGGGTCGATGAATGGAACAAGTACTTTTTATAATTGTACTATGTTGAAAAAGGTCATATTACCCTTGTTTGTCTCCAGCAGTGCTTCATCAACGTTTCAAAACTGTGGAAAATTAGAGTTAATAGATATTAATACAATAACATTAAGTTTTCAACCTTTTTCTGGTTGCAATAATTTAAAGACATTAATATATCGAAGAACCTCTGGAGTAAATTCAATAAGCTCTATATCATTACTCCCAAGTATTTTCCAAAAATACGGCTATCTTTATGTACCAGAGTCTTTACTTGAATCATATAAAAAAGCAACCAATTGGGTAACGATTGCTGACCGAATAATCAAATTAGAAGGAACAATATATGAAGATATTTATTGGAGTAATAAAGATATGATGTTTATATCTGTTGATTCTATAGAATATGAAATTCCAAAAGATACTACCGTTCTTCAATATAAGAATACTTATCGAATAGAACATTTATATTCAGACGGAACAGAATTAGCAGATGATAAATTATTACATGATTATTTAAATACTACAATAACAACGGAGGTAAAATAATGATAATTGTTGAAAACAAGGCAATGAATGGCAAGGAATTTAAGCATACATATTCCGATAAAGGAATGAAAATCAAACGTGAAAATGTTCTATATGACGAAGCGTACGACCCTATAGAATTTGACCGGGTATATGAAGAAACAGATAAGGCAGTAGGAGAAGAGGAAGAATAGAGGTGATTCAATGATTAGGGATGGATAAAAAATGTACCTTTAGTACAGTAATAGTGTCTTGACAAGAAAAACAATAAAGAAAAGAGGTAAAAGAATATGGATAAGGCAAATTTATTGAAGAAAATAGTGGGAGCAATAAGCAGTGTGTTGTCATCAATGCTTGGAATATTGTACATTCCTGTACTGCTCCTTGTAACTTGCAACGTGGTAGATTACACAACAGGTTTAATCGCAGCTAAATACAGAGATGATGGAACTATCAGTTCATATAAGTCTTTCCGGGGGATTTTTAAGAAAATTTCCATGTGGATGCTTGTAGTTGTAGGTGTTGTGGTTGACGAGTTGCTGAAGTACACAACAGATACCATAGGGCTTAAATTTCCGTTTCAGTTTCTGATAGCCTGTGTGGTGGCAGTGTGGCTCATATGCAATGAATTAATATCAATATTAGAAAACATTAAGGATGCAGGTGTTAATATACCTGCTTTTTTATTGCCACTGGTTAAGAATATTAAGTCACAGACAGAAGCAAGTGTGAACATAGAGAATGAGGATAAGGAGAAATAGAAAATGGCAAAGAAAAAAATAACGACTAAAAGGTTTAGAGCATCTGACAAAAAAATCTACATAATTCATAGATACTTTGCGTCAGACAATGTATTTTTCTGTGCAAAAAGAAAGTTGAAAAGAGCAAACGTCAGATACATTCCTATTCACAACACAGGAAACAAGGGTAGAGACACAGCTTATGCAAATGCAAATTATTTCTATAACAATAAAAAAGTATACGCAGGAGCACACTTCATCATTGATTTAGATGGAATAATCTATCAGAGTGGAAGATTAAGTGATGCGTGCTACTCAGTTGGTGGAAATAAATATGAAAACTGCTCCAAGACAGGTGGTGGTACATATTTTGGAAAATGTAATAACTATAATCAGGTATCTATCGAGTTAGCCGGTATTGTTGACAATAAACCAACTGCAAAGCAGATAGCAGCAACTAGAGCAGTGATTGAATACATTCAGAAGTATTGCAGAAAGGCAAAGACAATTGTTAGGCATTTTGATGTAACCGGAAAAGATTGTCCACACAGATTTTCAGGAATAGCAAATGCAAAGGCTTGGCTGGAGTTTAAGAAGAAGATTAAATAATGTAAGGCATCAAGGAAACTTGGTGCCTTTTAGTTAGTAAAAAACTGTCAAAAAACTGCCACAAGCGAAAAGCTCCAAAAGCCTTAGCAAGAACTAAGAGTCTTGGAAAATTCAAAAAAGGTCAGAGACTTGTAATAGATAAGGTTCAGGGTAAGTTCTACCATGTGATGAGACATGATTGTTGGGTGTACAATGTAAACACAAAAACCTGTAAATAAATTGAAATAGGTTTTCACTTATAAACTTGTTTTAGGTCAAATGGTACTAAAACGGTACTAGAAAAAGTTAAAAATGCAAAAAATATGTGTAAAATGTGAATATATATCAATTAGAAACATTGAAAATAATATAAAAACATTAAAAACAATCATATCTAGTTAGGTTGCTACAATTATTGAATAATTTTCGTGACACTACGAGAACAATAAATAAGTAAAATAAGTCCGTTTGAATGCTTGCATTCAGGCGGACTTTCTTTTGCTTATTTATGGGACGACAGTCCCGACCGAGATGAAGCGTGAGCGTAATCGAGGTGTTCTCGTGAATAGAGCGCAAGCTCACTATAAATAAAGAAAACCACGGTCGTGTTTACACGAAACCGTGGTTTTCCTTTGTTTATAGGGCTCGCAGGCATTCCCGAAATTTTCGGGGATGCCTTTTCTACATCATAGAGAGAAATGAGGAGTGAATGGCGTCAAAATGGCGTCACGAGAGGAAATGTATGGTTTTATTCTTGGGGGAATGGTATAATTTTAGGGGAAGATTTGGTTGATAAATATGAGTTTGTGGAGGAAAAGGATGAAAATATTAGTAATAGGTGGTACTAG